TTTTATCTGTAAGTAGAACTCCACCTTTTGTTTGCTGCTTCGCTTTAAAAGGTAATACCAATATTCGCCAACCGACTGGTTTTGGTAATTTTTGTAATTCAGTTCTGTCCGCCTGAACTCCTTCACTAGGATTATTATATTTTTCCATAATGTGGTCAGGCACGTATAAAGTTTTAGTCATCAATTTTCTCCTCATCGTCCAGCAGGCGAGAGAGCTCCTGTTGGCATATGTCTAGCATATGTATCTTTCCTTGAATATACTTATATTCTTCGTAAGTTTCAACCCCTTGTGTCAAATGATCGTGGAGTTGTTCTCGATTAATTTTAAGCTGTTTTTGGAACTCATAAATTACTCTAGTGCTCATACTAAAGTATTTATACCAGGACAGATTTTTTCAAATTTTTTGTAATGCTCTTCTTTTGAAGTAAACCAAGTTTGCTCCGTGCTACCATTAACACTAAACCCGTGAGTTTTAAGTTTAGTCATCATTTGTCTTACTGCCTGACTAACAGACTCTAGTTGAAAATCGTCCCCAAACATTACACCTTCAGGTTTTAATTTAGGCCACCAATTTTCTATATCGTCTAATACGGGTTCATGCTCATGTGCTCCATCAACCATAATATAATCTATTGACCCATCATCAAATTTATCAAGAACTTGTTGACTGTCTGATCTACCCTGAACAGGAATCACCATTTCTCTACCTATAAAAAATTTTAAATTTTCTTTGAACATATACAAAAAATCTTTTGGTAATTTTAAAGACACGTGTTCAGAGGATCCCTCAAAAGTATCTACGCAGTAAATTTTTACTTGTTCTTTATTAGCATTCATAAGAGATGTTGCTAAGTAATGAGTTGATCTGCCTAAAAAAGATCCTATCTCTACGATCTTTCCGTTATCAGGTATTTGGTCAACAATCATGTCGTAAGTCTCTGAGTAATTGAACCACCCAGGTATATTGAAATAAGTTTGTTTCACAGTTAAGTTCCTTTTTTGTTTGTCTTAACTATTTGTATCTTATTGGAATTTATTTGCAACCCTTGTGGTACAGGTCCTTTTTTTGGTGGTATGGTTTTAGTTAGCCTCTTTGTTTTCTTCATGTTCACATCCTACACAACCACACTCTACACAGGACTGGTCACAGTGGCATAGACAATCGCATTTTTTACATTGTTCCATCATTGACTCACATTTCACACAAAGATTATCACAACCTTCGCACACTACAAAAACCCTAATGCTTTAGCTATAGCCATTTCAACACTTAACAACATTGCAAAACCTATGATAGTACAGATCACTGCAGTTGGTAAAAACATATAGTCTTTCCATGTTCTTTTTCTTGTGCAACAACTCATTATTTTTTCTTGGTTATTAATCCCATAGCTCCTTTTGCTCCCTTGATACCAAAACTTGCTGAACAAGCTATGTATAAAAGGTGTTTATAATAATCAGGCAAGGAGTGTAATGCCTCAAACCCTTCTTTTATGTGTGGTGTCCATCCGGGGATGAATACAGCCACCGCTGGAACCAATAGGCATATTAAAATTAGCTCATCTTTCCAGCTGCCTTTCATTTGATCGACCGCACTGGCCTCCCACGAAATTTTTCCCGCAATTTGAGCTTCTTTGAGGCTCTTTTGTGCTTTAATTTCAGTTAATGCTAAGTCTGCTTTGGCTTTTTTTGTCTCTACAAAGCCTTTTACAGCGTTACCGACTAAATTTGATAGTGGGCCAACTAATAAATTAAACATTTTTTTTAACTCCTTTTATTTTACCCTTGTTTATACTAGCATAAAATACTTTAGGGCCTTCTTTTTTGCCATATGTCTTTGTCATGGCTCTTTTTATCTTTTTACCCTTCTTGTTTAGTGGCATTTGCTCTTTCTCTCGCAACATTTGCACGTAAATTAGCTAAGTCATAATCTTTTTGTAACTTCTGTGCGTCTAAAACTTGTTTATAGTCAAACTGATTTTCTCTTAAACCTTGTTGTTCACCTTTTAACTGTGAATCCATCTCCATTTCTGCTTGTCGAAGTGCTAATTCTTGTTGTTTTAGTAAAACAAGCGGATCCATGTTTTGATCTTGCATAGATTCTGCTTCTTCTAAGACCATTTGTTCTGTAATTTTTGCTATTTCTTCGTCAATTTTTATTGCACGTTGCATTTGTAATGCTTGTATTTGTTCAGGTGGTATTTGATCACCAAATTGTGCACGTAATTTTTCTGCCTCTTCTACTAAAGCTTGATCAACAACTTGTGTAGCAAGTAATGACACGTGTTGCATGATGTGAGACGTTAAATTCATCACTGCCATAGGGTTTGCTTTTACTAAAGCTGATGACATAAAGAATCTATGTGCTTTTATATGTAGCTCATGGTTTTGTTGTGGAAAGGCTTGTAAGTTTGCACCCTTCAAAACCACGCTATGTTCTAATGCTGGGTCTTGAGGTTGAGGTCCTTTTGGTATAGGTAAGATTTGTTCAACATCTTTAACACCTAAAGCTAAATACATCCTTCTATAAGCCTCATACAGATTATGCATCTGCGGATTTGATTGTGCTAATTGTAATTGGTTTTGTGCAAGAGTCACACGTTGTGACATAGAGAAAATGTTTGGATCTGATACAGGTAAAATATCTATTGCATCTGCAAAATCTAAAGTTTTAATTTCTCTTGGACCACCTGATACATTGTACGGGTACACAGGCGGTAGTGTTTGTTTAAAAATATTAGCTAATAAGTTAAATTCTTTTTTCTGTGCATAGTGCAATCTTTTATGAACTGCAGACATTACTTTTGTGCCACGTTCCATCAAAGCCATTGTTGTGCCTACAGGTGTTTGTGAACTACCTATTTCAGATAATTGCATATCTGCTACAGCAGCAAACTGTTTTCCTGCATCTACACAAACGCCGAGTAACTGTAATAAAACTTGGTCAGGGCCTTTGTATGGTAAAGGCATAAGTGCTTCTCTAATAATACCATTAGGTGCATCAACATCTCTAAACTCACCGGGTTGTAAAGGTTGATCGTCATCTCGAACTCTTAATCCTCTAGATTTAAATCCTGCAGGTAAGTTTGATAGTGTCCCTGCATCTAATAATTGTCTTAGTGCTGATGTAGCAGTTCTTGTTAAACCACCAATCATATGAATTAAACCAAAGCCGTAGAAACCTAAGCCTGGTAAAAACTTGTAATGAACAAAATAATCATTCTTTTTTCGTAAAGCATCTTGTTGATTGTAGTTTCTGTAAACACTTAAAACCTTACCTGATGTTCTATCAAGAGTAACAACGTAAGGTAACATGATGCCACTAGGCTCTCCGTTTCTAGGATCAATATCTTCAAAACCCTCAAGATCTAAATCAACATGAACTTCATAAAGTTCTGCCATGTCACTGAGATAATCTGATTTTGTTCCGTCAATTTGATCTTTCTTTTCTTGTATACCAGAGCTATATTCATCGCCTTCATAAGCTTGTAATTCAACGTCTAAGTAAAAACCTGAGACTTGTTTTTTTCTTAAGTCATTCATCGGCATTTTAATTACTTGTGTAATTCTCTCACACGTATCTAAATCTGAGGCACCGTAAGGCACGATTACGTCTTCTGCAGGTATAAACTTAGATGTTGCTCTATTTAAAATTTCGTCAAAATAAATCTTTTTAAAAGCACTACCAGATAAAGGTAATTGAAATAATAGCTGATCCATCTCAGGATTGTACTCTTCCATAACATGAGTAATCTCATAATTCATGTAATCTTTGACACGCTCTGCAGCTTGTTGTAATTGAGTTGAGTTTGCACCGACCACTTGAGTTCTAACAGGGCCATCGGCAGGTAGTAATTCTACATAAGACATGGCCTGAAATTGTGTGACGGCTTGAGCCAACATAGGATGATTTACAGAAGATGCACCTCTGAAAGGTCTTGTGCGTTCTTCATACTTGAATCCTAGAAGGTCTAAGCCTTTAGTATACCCTTGCTCCCAATCTTCTCGTGATGATTTATCTGCTTCTATTTTTTCTACAAGTTCGTTTGAAAGAGATTGCATAAACCCTTCGTCTAAGACTTCTGCTAAATTTGATGTAAATCCTACGGTTGGCAGTGCATCCTCTTGACCAACAATGGCACTACCATCTTCAATAATTTCTACGTCAGTATCACTATCTGTATCTAAGTTTACAGTTGTACCGACTTCTTCTATTTCAATTTGTTCCTTATCATCAGGCTTTGCTGGGCCGTCTGCAGGATTATCTAGGGTGCTGTCGAATTTATCTACCATATTGTCCTAATATATCTGTTACTGAAACTAAACTATCTTTTGCTATTGTGCCACCATCTTTTTTCTTAAACATAAAGAAGGGCTCTTTTGATTGTGGACTGTCTAGTGTTAATGTAACCATATCAACAAGTTGTGGATTATACTCATCTATGATTATTGTAGCATTCTCTGCTCTATCGGCATCACCTAAAGGAACTAGCTTAAATCCATCATCACCATCTAACAGCACATAGTATTCCATAGTTTGTCCCGGCGCTATCTCTCTTCTTAGGACCACTTCATTAGAACCAAAATCTGAAGCTACACTTTCAATTTCAGTATCTAAAAAATCTTGTACTTCATCAGAACTATTACCAGCTCTAGGTTCAAAATCTTTTAGCAATTCTAACTCCCCATCTACATTTTTATTGAAAAATTTAAGTCCTTTATTTGCTTTTGTCTTATCCACTATTTGTTCTATTGCTACATTACCTTTGTATTTTTTTGCAATGTTTTTTAATTGTTGCACCGCCACTTGATCATATAAGTTTTTAAATTTTTTACCCTCCGGTCCGTCAGGATTTTTACCCCATCTTCGGTTTACCTTTTCGGCAGGCATGATTGCAACTTTGTTTATGCCTTTAGTTTGTGCATCTTTAATTGTAGCTTTGATTAATAGATCAACGTAGTCAGGTTGTTTGTTAAATGGTATCGGTGGGAACAATTCTAAATCTTTAAATCCACCGTATTGTAAATTCATATCATCTGCACTCTCTCCGAAAGCTACTAGTTCATCACTCTCTCTAGTTGAAGGGACCTGAATACCCTTGAGGTCTCTTTCTAATTCAGTGTCTCTTGTTAAATCAAGTATGTTATCTAAAACTTTTTGTTGCTTTGTCTCTATTGCATCAATTTC